CATCGCTTACAAATTGTAAGTCCCGACTGATTAAACGCGCTGGCAGGCCGCGAATAAACGCCTGCCACCTTTTTTCTAACTTTCATGGCCGACGAAACCTCCATCTGCAACTTGGCTTTGGCCAAGCTGGGCATCAGCCCGATCATGGCGCTGACCGACGATTCCAAGCAGGCCCAGTTTTGCAATCGTTTCTTCGCTCAAACCCGCGACGAAGTCTTGCAGTCCCATCGCTGGAACTTCGCCATGCGCCGCTCCGCGCTCAACAAGCTGGCCAACGCCCCGCAAAGCGAGTGGGAGAGCGCCTACCAGCTGCCGGTTGATTGCCTGCGCGTCGTCCAACTCAACGGCTACGAACCCAACGAAAGGCTGGGCGAGTTTAGCGTCGAGGGCGACCAGCTTCTGACCAACGCGGAGGAGGCCAACATCCGGTATGTCGCCCGCGTGGAGGACGGATCGTTCTACCACCCCCTGTTTGTCCATGCGCTGGCCACCATGCTGGCCTCGCGCTTGGCAGGCCCGTTAACCGGCAGCCGCAACATGCCGCAGGAACTGCTGCAAGAATACGAAGCCATCACCGGCCCCAAGGCCCGCATGGCCGACGCCTTTGAGGAGCGTCTCCGGCGTAAGATGCCTTGGACGAACAGCGACCTTGTCGCGGCCCGCTACACCAAGTTTCCCAGCAGCCAATAGGTCATGGCCAATCTCCTCGTCACCGCCCTCAATGCAGGCGAGTTGAGTCCTTACATGGACGCCCGCACGGACGTCGAAAAATACCGCAGCGGATGCCGCACGCTGGAGAACATGGTCGTCCTGCCCTACGGGGGCGTCTACCGCCGCGCTGGCACCGAATACTTGGGCGAGGCCAAGAACGCCAACCAGCGGTGCCGTCTGATTGGGTTCAACTTTTCCGTGACCACCCGCTTTGTCTTGGAGTTTGGCCACCAATACATCCGGTTCTGGGGTAACGACTCGCCAGTGCTTTCCGGCGGCTCGCCCTTGGAAGTTGCCAGTCCTTACCAAGAAAGCGAATTGCGCGAACTGCAATACGTTCAAGTCAACGACATCATGTATATCGCGCACGCCAACCACGCGCCGCGCAAGCTGACCCGCGTCAGCGACACCAACTGGACGCTGACCACCGTCGCGTGGAGCTATCCGCCGCTTCTCGACCAGAACCTCACGACCACCACCATCGCTTCCTCCGCGGCCTCTGGCAGCGCCACGTTGACCGCCAGCGCGTCTGTTTTCCAAGCGGGCCATGTGGGTAGCCAGTGGGCTATCCAGTGGCCGCGCAACAGCGGAGCGGTCGATGAAACCATTGACGCCAACAAAGTCAGCCAAGGAACGCTCGACATCCAAGGATCGTGGACAATCACCACGGTGGGAACATGGCTGGGCAAAATTCGTCTGCTTCGTATTCCGCAGGAAAAAATGGATTCTAACGGAGGGCGGGATCTGACCGCCTTGGCCCGCTCAACGACGACCGCGACAGCCACCCGCACCGCCCACGGCTACGCCACGGGCGACGAAGTTTTCATTCCCTCCACCGTGGCCGCGCCATTTGCCGGAACCTATACGATCACCGTCACCGGAGCCGACACCTACACCTTCACCGTAGCCAACAGCGGGGCCGCGTCGGCCAGCGATGCGCCCGTGCAGAACTTGACCAAGATGGAGGTGGTGCGGGAGTTCACCTCGCTGACCACCGCCCGCAACTTCACCGCCACCGGCACCGAGGACGAGCGCGTCGGCCTCAAGCTGCGCGTCACCGACTACGTCTCCAACACCAGCGCCCGCGTCTTCCTTGAATCCACCGACTTCAACTCCGGCGGCACCGTCACAATCAACAGCGTGGCCAGCGGAACCAGCGCCGGAGCCACGGTCAACAAGTGGCTGGGATCGGTCATCACCGGAACCACCCAATGGAGCGAGGCCGCGTTCTCCGCGGTGCGCGGCTACCCGCGGGCCGTCGCCATCCACGAACAGCGCCTTTGCTTCGGCGGCACCGCCCACCAGCCCAACACCGTCTGGTGCAGCAAGGTCGATGACTTTGAAAACTTCCAACTGGGAGTTGGCGCGGACGACGGGCTGCAATTCACCGTGGCTTCCTCTGAAGGCAACCGCATCGAATGGATGTTCAGCCAGAAGCGCCTCATGCTGGGAACCAGCGGCGACGAGTGGACAATCGGCGGGGCCGACAGCGGGCAAGCGTTTAGTTCGACCAACGTGCAGGCACAAAAGCAGTCGTCTTTCGGCTCCAAGACCATGCGGGCCATCCTGCTCAACGACGTCCTGCTTTTCGTCCAGCGCCGCGGGCGCAAGGTGCGCGAACTGACCTATAACTTTGAGCGCGACGGATGGGTTGCGCCGGATCTGACTGTTCTGTCCGAGCATGTGACCCAAGGCGAACTGGTCGAATTGGCCTTCCAGCAGCAACCCGACGCCATCCTCTGGGCGGTGCGGGGCGATGGCCAACTGGTGGGCATGTCCTACGAGCGCGACCAAGAGGTCGTCGCGTGGCACCGGCACACCACCGACGGGGAATTTGAGTCCGTCGCCACCGTCTACGGACTCTCCGGCGCGGACGACGAGGTCTGGCTGGTGGTCAAGCGCACGATCAACGGGCAGACCAAACGCTACATCGAACGCTTTAAGGCCGACAACCGCGCAAAATTTGAGGCCCAGACCAAGGACGACTGGTGGTATCTGGACTGCGCCAAACGCTATTCCGGCACCGCGACGGCCACCATCACCGGACTTTCCCACTTGGAAGGCAAGACGGTCAGCGTCTTGGCCAACGGGGCCGTCCAGCCCGACGAGACGGTCGCCAGCGGTCAGATCACCCTCGACAAGACCTACACCAAGGTTCTGGCCGGTCTGCCCTACACCTCGACCATCCTGCCCATGAAGTTCGACTTCGATCTGCGCGACGGCCCGACCCGCGGACGCAAGAAGCGGATCAATCGTGTGGAGGTCAGTTTGTTTAAGTCTCTGGCAGGGGAGGCCAGCACCAACGGCACCGAGTGGCTCTGGATCTACCCGCGGGACTTCGATGACCCAATGGACGCCAGCCCGCCGCCTTTTTCCGGCGATGCCGAGGTCGTCGTCGCGGGCGACTACTCCGACGACAGCGACATCTATTTGCGCCAGCGCCTACCTTACCCGTTCACCGTCCGCGCCCTTGTCGTAAAGCTCGACGCATACGGGGATTGACATTAGCTTGATTTGACTAAACCCATGAGCCAGCCCGTTCTTCAACTTCGCATGTTCGACCGCGACAAGGATCACGCGCTGCTCGTCGATTGGTGCAACGCGCACGGCGGCGAGGTCACTCCGGCCCATTTGCTCCCGCCGCTTGGCGTGATCGTGCAGCAAGACGGCGAGGATGCCGCCATGCTCTTTTTGTATTACGCGCTGTCCGCGGGCGTCTGCTTTGTCGATTGCGCGGCCACCCGCCCGAAACTTTCCCTCAAAGAATCCATCGAGTGCTTCGATGTCGCCATTGGCTACCTCAAGAGCGAAGCGCGTCATAATGGCTACCATGTCATGCTGGCCCACGCCTCTCCGGCAGTGGCGCGTTGCCTGTCGCGGATCGGGTTCCAAAAAAACAAGGAGTCTTTGGTCAGAATGTTTTGTCTGACCGACGAAAACTAAATGCCACAAATCGCCGTCCCTCTTGCCATTACCGCCGCGGTGTCCAGCTTGGCCTCCGCGGGCATGTCGTTTTACGGCCAGCAGCAGCAGGCCGCATCCGCCGAGCGTTTGGCCAACTACAACTACCAAGTGCAGTTGCAGCAGGCGCAAATGCAGGCGCAGATGCAAAAAGTCGCCGCTGAACAGCAATACCAAGCGGGCATGCAGAACGCCACCGCGATGCAGAACGAGGGACTGCGCGTGGAACAGGAGGCCCGCGAACGCGCCAAGCGTATGCGGGCGGAAAACGAGCGCCTCTTGGGCCAGCAGCGGGCGCAATTCGGCAAGGCAGGCGTGACCAGCGCCGGTTCGCCCTTGGCCGTCATGGCTGAATCGGCGGGCCTCATGGAACTCGCCGTGGGCGATGAACTCTACAAGGCCGACATGGAGCGCAGCGCTTACTACCGCAAGGCCGAGGTCGAGAGGTGGCAGGCCGGATACTCTTTGGTGGACAAAGCCGCCGCCGACTACAACGCGGCCAGCGCGTCCTTCCGCGCCCAGCCGATCCTCTTGGAAGGCCAGAACACCGCCAGCGCCCTGCGCGTCAATAGCTACGGGTCGCTCATTTCCGGCGTTTCGCAAGCGGCGAGCATTGGCAGCAACTTCAATTTCCGCGGAACCAAAGGAGGCACAGCAGCGTAATGGCCAACATCCCGCTCGTCCAAATCCCCAACGCCCCGCAGACCGGATCAACCGCCGTGCCGCTGCCGGTGGGGGCCATCCGCACGCCCGACGTCGAACTGATGGGCATGATCGACGACGCCAGCTACATGGCGGTGGGGCGCGCCTACGAGAACCTTGGCAACGCCGGTCAGCAAGCGGCCAATGTGCTGGGCGACTTTTCGCTGTCAATGGCCCGCGCCAGCGACGAGGCCAACCTTGCCGCCGCCGACCGGATCAAGACGGACATGGTCGCCAAGTTCGACGCCGAGGTCGCCACCAAGCCGGAGAGCGAATGGAACAGCATCTGGGAAAACAACTACGCGCCCAAACTGCGCGACCAAGTGTCCTCCCTCAAGATGACCACCCGCGACGGACTTAACCGGCGCGACACTTGGCTGGCCAACACCGAGAACGGGATCAAGGCGCAAGTCTATACCAGCGCCAACAAGGCTATCGTCCAGCGCGGCAAGCAAGAAATCACCAACTACATTGACCGCGCTATGGGCGAAGGCCGCTACGAGGACGCAATGGCCGGATACAAACGCGGGGCCACCGCGGGCTTTTGGACACCGGAGGATGCCGAGGCAGGCATGATTAAGATTGAGGAGGAGCAGAAGGTTTCCACCATGACCAGCGCCATCCAGCAAAATCCCGCCCAGTGGCGCAAGGAACTGGCCAAGTATCAGAAGGAGGGCAAGAACCCCCACAAGCTGCGCCCCGAACAAGTCCTGCAATTCCGGCGCATGGCCGAGGGAACCCACGCCCAGCTTCTCGACGACCTCAACAACGAGATGCTCACCCGTCTGGAAACCGAGAGCGCCGCTATCACCAACGAAGACATCGAAAAATTTTACACTCGTCCCGACATCGATGCGCCGCGGGAACTCATCAACAAGATGAAGGAATACCGCGGCTTTAAGTATGCCGACACACCGGAAGGGCAAGCCGACCAAGCCACGAAGTTCAGCGACCTCTGGCAGAAAATCTTTTCCTACGATGCGGAGAAGGACATCAGCATGGCTGATCCCGACACGCACAAGCGCGAATACCAGCGCCTCATCAGCGAGATCGTGACGACCGCGCCGGAGGGCCAGCG